GGCTCACCTTGGACTTTTATAACGCTAATAAAAGAATAGCCATAGAAGTTCAAGGTGGGCAGCATACAAAATATGTGAAATTCTTTCATTCTGATAGAATAAACTTCTTAGATCAGTTAAAAAGAGATCAAAATAAAGAAAAGTTTTGTGAAATAAATAAAATAAAACTTGTTACAATATTTGAGCATGATATAATAAATGCGCATCTATTTGAGAGTCAAGGTGTAATATTATAATATAAATGAAAAACAATAAGGATCCAGAAAACTTTAAACAGTTTAAAATACCCGAAAACTATTTTAATCGGTTATTTGAGTTTACTGGGTCGGATGAGTCTTCAAAAGGTTTTATTTTAGCGTATGTATCGCAAGATGGTTGCCCAATTATATATACAAAAGTTGCTAGCTCGATCGTAGAAATGGGTTTACGTAAAGCTTTAGAAAAATTCTTACTAGAAGCAGAGAACAGCGAAGAAGGCATTGACATCAGCACTGGAGACTGATATAGTCAGTGCGGAATGATTTATTCTTACGAACTGGAAATGCAGCTGCTGGCTGCACTAATTAAGTATCCAGAAAAATTTGTAGAGATTGCTACTTTTATTTCTGAAAAAGATTTCTGGAACGAATCTTCGAAGATCAACCGAATAATCTTCAAGGTTTTAAAGCAAGCAATAGAAAATGGAGAGAAAATCGATGAAATTGTAATTGCTCAAAGAGTAAAAACTTTTGGTATTTCTTTCGAAGACAATATTAATCCATCTGATTATATTGATTCTTTGGCTTTAAGAAAGATATCTAAAGATACCATTGTTAGTACTGCTAAAGAGTTAAAGAAACACACAATTAGACGAGAGATATTTCAGTGCTGCGCTGAAATTGGCAAAAAGATGCGGTCGATGCCTGCATCTAGTGATTACAATACGATCATTGAAACAGCAGATCAGATTTACAATGATCAAATCAATATGTATGAAACTGGTATTGATAGACCAGTTAATATATATGATCAAATGGAAGATCTTGTCGAAGAACGCGGTAATAATCCTATTACTGAATTTGGATTTGCTGGCCCCCATGAAAAATTGCAAAACATATATGGGTCTTTATTACGCCCCGGAAATATCACCGTAGTGGTCGCTCGATCTGGCGTCGGTAAAACACAGTTCTGTTTGGATTTTACTACGAAGGTTGCTTCCAGATATGACATTCCAGTGCTTCATTTCGATAATGGCGAAATGAGCCAAGAAGAACTAACAATGCGTCAATGCGCTGCTCTTTCTGGAGTTCCATTACACCTGCTTGAAAGCGGCAATTGGAGAAAAGCTGGAGCAGAAGTTATCGATAAAGTTCGAACAACATGGAATAAAATCAAGAAACAAAAATTGTTTTATTATAATGTTGGCGGAATGAATGTCGATTCTCAGATTAATCTTCTAAAGAGATTCTATTATTCTGAAGTTGGACGGGGCAATTCTATGATTTTTAGTTTTGATTATATTAAAACAACATACGAAAGCTCATCAACTAATAAGAATGAATGGCAATTAGTAGGTGAAATGGTTGATAAATATAAGAAATGCATTCAAAGAGAAATCGTTAATGATAAAGGACCATGCATTTCAATGATGACTTCTGTTCAGTCCAATCGAGCGGGCATTGTCAATAATAAGCAATCTGCCAACGTAGTAGATGACGAAAGCATTGTTTCTCTTTCAGATCGAATTACTCAGTTTTCATCACACATGTTTATTTTACGAAATAAAACAACAGATGAACTTCAAACTGAAAAAGGATTTGGAACCCATAAATTGATTAACGTTAAAGCGCGGCATTTAGGAAAAGATATTTATGGAGCTATCAATCCAGTCAAAATGCCTGACGGCAGTCTGAAAAGAAATTTTGTTAATCTAGATTTCCATAATTTCAGCATTACCGAAAAAGGCGACTTAAGAGATATCGTTGATAATCTTAATGCTAATGCTACTCTTACAAACGATGGAAGCGACGATGTTCCTAATTTAGATTAATATGAATCAAGAAAAAATAGAATCTATACTTTTGGAACTCGGTTACAACTTAACCGATAGAGGCAAGTATTGGCAAACAAATGCAGTTTATCGAGATGGAAATAACAGAACTGCTATACAAATATGGAAAGATACTGGAATTTGGAAAGATTTTGTCAAGAATACAAGATATTCTCCATTTAAAAGATTAATTGAATTAAGCGCAAATGGAGATATTCGAAAAATTAATGAATTGCTTAAACTAATCGAATCTGATGCCGATGCAGAATTTAACGTTCAACCAGTAGAGAAAATGGAAATAGATCAATTTTTTGACCATGACGAAATTAAAACTCTATTGCCTCATTATTCTTTTTACAATAAAAAGAAAATTAGCGATAAAACTCTAGAGATATATCAATCTGGTTTTTCAATGTCTGGAAAAATGAATGGACGATTTGTTTTTCCTATTTATGATCATAATAAAAAAGTGATCGGAATTAGCGGCAGACATTTGCTATGGAAAGATGTTTCAACGTTTCCTAAATGGAAACATATAGGCAGAAAAGGAAACTGGATTTATCCTATCTATTTACCGCATAATAAAAATGATATCTTTTTGGAAGCCGTCGAGAACAAGAAAGAGATTATTTTAGTGGAAGGAATAGGAGATAGTTTAGCATTGACTGAACAAGGAATGTTGAATCATTTAGTTGTTTTTGGACTTGAAATAAGTTCTAAACAAATGGCCTTTTTAAGTTCTCTATCTCTAGATAGAATCATCATTGCAACCAACAATGACAAATCCAAAGAATCAAACAGGGGATTAGAAGCTGCAATAAAAATATATTTGAAGCTTATTGAATCTTTTGATATCGGTAAAATTGAAATCAAGTTGCCTTTAATGAAAGATTTCGGAGAAATGCTTGAAAACAATATGGAGATTGAAAAGTGGCAGAATAAGCAAATAAATAAAATCGCCCAAATTGAATATATCAAAAAATATTTGTATAATAATAAATCTAATAGCGCAGGCAAAAAGATAATGTTACTTAAAAATTATATCGAACAATTAAATGCCGAAAGAGACACTATCAGCCAGTAAAATCAAAACATTAAAGTCATGTTCATGGCTTTATTGGGCCAAATATCATCTTAAGCTACCTGACAAAACTAACGAAGGAGCTTTAAAAGGTGAAATTGTACATTTGATTTTTGAATGTTTAGGAGAGGACAAGCACAAAGCGCACTATGATACTATTCTTAAAAAGAAAAATGCGTTTGCCTCTAAATCAGTTAAAAGACTTATATTAAAACATGTAAGAGCTAAAAATATAAATACAGAAGAAGCCATTGAAGATATCAAAGAAATGGTCTACAAAGGGCTTTTATATGATTTTTTTGGAACAAAATATGGCGCACCATCGCAAGTAATTTCTGAAAAAGAATTCGAGATTCTTGTTACCGAAGAAGATATATCTTATAAGATAAAAGGCTTTATTGATAAACTTTTTATTTATAATGATAAAGGCATTGTGTTGATTCGTGATTTCAAAACTAATAAAAAGAAATACGAAGGAAAAGAAATTACTGATAACTTACAGGATAATATGTATACACTTGCTGTTAAAAGACTGTATCCTGAACTGCAGGATATAAAAATGGAGTTTCTCTTTTTGAAACAAGACACAGAATCTGAAATTCTAATGCAAATGGAAGCCAAAACAAAACATGAAATTGTTGGCTTTGAACACGAATTAACTGAATATCAAAAATATGCAGATTCGTTTACTGAAAAAACAGCATATAATTATTTAGCTGCAAAACAAGGTATCCCAAAAGATAAAAGTTTCGGAGGTAAACTTCTTTGCGGTTTTGCAACTAAACCAAACGAAAAGAAAAAAGATGGAACTTCTAAATGGTATTGCACATATAAATTTCCATTTCAATATTTTTCATTATATAACGAAAAAAACGAGTTAGTCAAAAATGCTTTCGATAAAAAAGATTTACAAAAACTAACAAAACCTAACTACAAAATAGAAGAAAAAACGTATCAAGGTTGTCCATGTTGGAATTCTCAAGAAAAAGAAGAAGCTCCGCAGAGTGATGATTTTGATCTTGACAAATTTTGAAAATAATTTATATTACCTTTAATGTTGCCACTTTTTAAGTCTCATTATTCAATAGGCAAATCGATTTTAACGCTAGACGATCCAAAGAAAACAACAGAAGATGGATCTGATAGTATATTTAAAATTGCTAAAGACAATTCTTTGACACAGATAATCCTAGTCGAAGACACTTTAATTGGATTCTTTGAAGCTTTTAAGCGCAGCAAAGAGCTTGGAATACAACTTGTTTTTGGATTAAGGCTCTCAATGAGAAATTCATCGCTACCGGATGATGAAAATTCTCAACACAAAATCATTGTCTTTGCAAAAAACGCTAACGGATGTAAATTATTAAATAAAATTTACTCTAAAGCTTTTTGTGACTTTAGCGGATTCTTAGATTATCGATCCCTTAAAGATCTATGGAACAATAACGATCTTAAGTTAGGAATTCCGTTTTATGATTCATTTCTTTATATGAATCATTTTTCTTTTAATAATTGCTTACCCGATTTAAGCTTTTGTGAACCTCACTTATTGATTGAAGATAATAATCTAGCTTTTGATTATATTCTTAAACAAAAAGTTCTGGACTTTACCTCA